ATACCATTGTCAATGCCAAACTGGTACCACTCTTGGAGTACTGGGATGCCCGCAGCCATCGACATCCCGCACAATCCTATCGAACGCAGCAGGGTCCTATAGTACTTGATGCTCTCAGCATTAGCAAAGCCCACGTAGTCGCAGTTCAATGCCTTTACGCAATTGCGAACAAGCACGTACCCTCTCTCCGTCCAAACTGGTCTGGCCTGGCAAAATTCAAGTTCCTCTGGTATCATTGCAGGTGTCTCCACCTTCATCCGCAGGCCCCACTCCAGGTACCAGCCAGTCAAATCCAGACTGACCAGCGCCTGAAGTGCGTGCCTCTTAATGAAGATGACGAGATCGTCACCATCACAGAGGATCCTGGATTCCTTAACCAGGCCAGCCTCCTCCAAGAACATCCCTGCCAGCACGACGCTAATAATGCAATTGCCAAGGGATGTGTTGACATCCCCTGAGCAACGTATCGCGCCGTACCGCAGCTTCAGCCGTAGGTCTCCCAGCCTGCAGCTGCCAGTGTTGTCCAGCTGCAGGTCAAGCAGGCGATGTAGTAGCCTGTCTGGGAATATCCGCTTATAAACACTGTGCTCAAGTCTCAACAGTGTCGCGGATATGGACTGGTCAAATCGACTTGCGTCCAGTCCAACCCCTACATACCCGTCCTCAAAATGCTGGGCTATGAGAGCGCCCTTCTCCTCCATAGTCATGCCTTTCGCAATACAAGGCATGCTTTGTCCTGTCACCAACCTCAACGCGTCGAAGAGGGGCTTCTCCACTGGATGGAGGTACCTACCCAGGAGTATGTTGAACAACGGTGACCTTGGGTTGATCACACGTGGCACCTGCCTTTTGGAATGCACTGTTTTCTCCCACTTTATGAACAGGGCGGTGATTGCCTCCTCTCGAAGGCAAACCGGGCCAGCGTTGAATCGCTCCAACGCCTGTTCATACAGCTTTCGCGTGCGCCCCGGCCTTGTGGCGACATAAGCCGCCATGGTCATCGGGGAGGATACGTCCACTGCATGAGCAACCCTGTGACAATATTTTCGGCACTCCTCATGGCTTCTGTGGCAGCGGGGGGGAACTGTCCCTGCCTCATCAAGAAAGAGAACTCTCTCTTTGAGGCCTGCCAACACGTTGTCCAAACATTTGCGAAATGGGGCCACTGGCTGGGAAACTAGCCCAGAATCCAGCCTGTAGCATGCACCAGGCTTAACATCGGCCCAGCCAGGGTGTCCCAACAGTTTAATGCCACCCATCGGCGCTGACGAGTGACACACCACTGTTGGGACCCTGACTAGGCCCCATCACCTACCCGCCGGCTGAGCCTGGAAACCCAGCCGGCGCCCAATGTCTGCGTACAGACGATTGGCCTCGTCCTCTCTGGAAACATAGAAAACAGCGTTTACCAGCTGCTCCCTAACCCTGTCCACATCAGTAGGCCGCATCCCATGCTCCCGCATCCTAGTCACCAGCGCCCGGCGCGCGCCATGCTCAGTAGCACTGTCTCTACCTCGACCAGCAAAGATCGAACGCACCTCCGCCACAATGGTAGCCAAGTACGCGCCGCTGATCTTTCCGCCGCGATACGGGACAAAATGCCTCTTGCGTCGACGCCGCTTCGGAGCGCCAGCATCAGCCACAGATGAAGAGATCTCTGGCGGTTCATCATCGTCTTCACCCTCACATGCATCTCGGACAACATAGCCTGGATCTCCCCCTGCGCCCTCAACAAGGCCACCTCCAATTGAGTGATACCAATCGCGTAGTCGCGCGCGTAAGAGCCTTCGTACAGGTCCAGCGCACGCAACAATGGCAGTGGGAATAGCTGCTGCCGCGCACGCTGCCGCAACTGCGGGAGCTGCGATAACGGCAGGCACAACACACGCTGCAAGGATGGCTTTGGTCGCAAGCGCTGAGGCAACTCCAACACACATAGCCCCGGGACCAGCGCTGACGACACGGCAAACATCGAGGGCCTCAACTGCTCCACCAAGGGCGTCAGCAGTGGATCGGAAATGTCTGCCATGCAACACAGCGTGCTCAAATCCAGGGGGCCGTTCGAAGGCGTCCCCAGCAAACTCCCCACGTCGGCCATTGCTGACTTCAGTGGAAGCATCGCTCTCGGAATCCGCATAACACGGGGGCGCGCCGCCGCGCCCGCCTCCAATCGAAGTGCGTCTTGGGTCGTCTTCCATAATGCACTCAAGTCATCTGTGGATGTCGCGGGAAACATACCGGCACGCCGGAACCCTCCTACCCTGCCAGTGATAAGGACTTAGGTTTGTGCAAAGTAGGGGGGATGGATGGAAATCGGTATGTACGTGTCTTTCGGGCACCTCCGCCTTTCGGGCGTGGGACAAGCCAAGGTCAACGGTCCGCGACGTACCGTTGCCCGCGCCCGTAGCGTCGAATCACTGGCATATGATCAAGCGGTTGACCTCCGCAGGCCGCTGTGTAAGGTGCAAACTCACCAGGCACAGTGGGAAACCGGGTGCACTTTCGATTTCCATCCGG